TTTAAGTGTGGTGCCAGTGACGTCATACACCACTGCGGCAGTTGATATCACTGTTATGATCTGTCCAACCACACCATCATCAAATGTTGTCAGTGTTTGGCTAGATGCATGTGTTTTCCATAGGTTGCCTCCCAACACAGATGGTGTTGTGTCTGATGATGAGAATGTACCAAATGTGCCGGCGGTGTTTGCACCAAAGGCATCTTGTATTTCAATCTTTTGAGAGTCTCTAATTATTTTTGCCATGTGTGATATTTATCGGTCATAAAAAAAGGGGGACATAAAATCCCCCTTTGATCTGTATATTACTTGAATGATACGTTTGAAATGCTAATTCTAGCAAGGTAGTCAGCCGCGTTACCAAGTGATGATGCTGTGTTTGATAACTCAACATAACCATATCTTGTTAAGAAGCTTACTACTGGCTCGAATGTGCTAGGATCTAACACAACGCCTGATGACATTAACGGAATGTATGGGCAGTAGAATGCTGGTGCATCTGCTTCTGATGAACCTTTGTAACCTACTAATACATCTGTTCCTGTTCCTGCGTAACCATCAACATACACTCTCATTGAGTTGTTTAAAGTACCTACAAACTTTGTGTTTGTTGGTGCTTCAAATACACCCTCAGTTGATCTTGCGAACGCTGAAGTTGTTGCTGATTGTAAGATTGTTAATGCTTCAGATGAAACAACTGCGTAGTTACCTGCGCCACGTCTTGTTCGCTGTGCGATTAAGTTGGCTTGCTGGTTGATAAGCACTGCTAATGCGGCGTGCTCGTCACCTACGAATGTTGCTGTACCTGATACAGCAGACTGATCAAATGCAGCTGCAGCTGAACCAGCTAGTGCTCTTAGAGATGTTAAGATCTCTTGATCGATCTCAGCAGTAATCTCTTGTGCCAATGCGGCCATAATTTCTGCTTCGATGTCGATGCCTTGCTGTGCTTGTGCGTCTTGAGCCGCTTCGAAAGTCCATCTTGCTGATAGCTTTCTTGATTTGGCTTCTACAACCTGCTTTAAGATCTGCACGTTTAATTTCTTACCTGCAGTACCTTCAAGTGTTGCTGTTGCGGCACCTTTTGCTGGATCTGCATCGTTACCTGAGTAACTTGATGCAATCTTAAATGGTGATAATGCTTCGTCACCAGCTGCGATGTTTGTAGCACCACCTGTTGTTGTGTCAGCATATCTCACTCTTAGTGTGTGGATTTGTCCTACTGGACCTGTCATTGGTTGTACACCAACTAATTCGTTGGCAATAACAGTTGGCATGACCCTTCTGATCACAGGCAAAATCACTCTGTTCAGAGTTGCTACGTTACCAGCTGAAGTTGCTCCAGCGGTTGCTTGCTCTGACAGGTATTTGCGTGTGTTTTCAAGGACCACATCCAATGATTTGGCTTTAGTACCTTCAACACCTTCCATAAGTGCTGATTTGGTTTCTTGCCATTTACTTTCTAGCAATTGCGATGTCATTTTTTTCTCCTATTTAATACCTGCTAATTTGCGGATGTTTATTACATCTTCGTCGTTTTTGATTGCCTGTGTGGTTGCCTTGGGTTTGTCGCCTGTTGTTTCTGTTTTTGATTCGGATATAATTGTTGACTTTCTAGCATCTTTCATTACGTGTGGAAGATACTTGTTGAAAGCTGTTTTTAAATTGTCTGTCTGCACTGTTTCTAACAGATTGGACATAACTTCTTTTTTGTCGCCTGACAGAGGCTGTAACATTTCGTTGAGAATTTTGTCTCTACGATGTCTTGATTCGATTTTGTCTTTTTCGATCTTTGTGGACTCGTAAAGTTTTGCTTTCTCATCGATTTGTACTTGGGCTTCTGCGAGTTGCTTCTGCATCTTGCGAACTTCTGAAGTCTCGTTAAGGTATGAAGTTAGATACTCGGAAGCATATGCTTCAAATATCTTTCTACCAAAATTGTTTTCTCTTGCAGTCTTGATGTCCTCTTTGAACTGAGTCATCTCTTTTGTGATGTTCTCACTGACCACTGATTCAACAATTTTGCTTGCCTTCTTGATGAATGCACTTCTAATTTCAGCAAATTTTTCTTTTGCTTCTTTTACAAGTTTCACACGAGTTTCAACAACTGATCTCTTGTCTGATTCGAACTCATTAAGTTCTTTAGCAAGAGATGAAGTTACAAATGACTCAAGTGTTGCCACTTGTTCTGCCATCTGCTTTCTGTCTTGTTGTAACTCAGCCATCTCGTTGGCAAGTTGCTTGGTGATGAACTTCTGTAGCATTTCCATGTGTGGTTTAACGCCCTTTTTGTACATCACTCTTTGTGCCGCTAGTTGTTTTCTGTCTTCTACGAATTCAGCAATCTCTTTTTTGAGAGATTCATTAACTAGGCGGTCCATTGCTTCTACCATTACAGACTTGTCATGTTCATAACGCTTGGCAAACTCTTCCCTGATTTCTGTCTTAGCTTCTTCTTTGACTTCTGATATCTTAGATTCCCATGCTTCTTGAATTTCAGCACGAGTGTCTTCTGTTACCAGGTCTTTGTCAAGGAGTTGTTTGATAATGTCTAGCATGTTTAGTCTCCTTTAGCCTATTTTCAGATCCTTTATTAATCGGATCACTCCATCTTTTAGATGTCGCTGTGCTCTACTGTCCTCTTTGACTGCTTTGGCCACTTCCAATACCTTATGTCCGTGCTTCATGTTGAGAAGACTTTCATAAATTGGAGTTGGATAAGCATTCGGTGCTGATGGTTGAGCCACCACATCTACGGTAATGATGTCAAAGTCTGATACATTACCTGTTCCTTCGTCTACGTTGCCTGATCCCCTTGATGATACGCCTAGTTTTACGCCTGATTGTAGCATTGTTTCTACAAGTTTACCCATTGGAGTGGGTAAAATTTTTAATTTTCCATATCCGTTATCACCCTCCATGTACATGTTTGTTAACATGTGTGATACTCTGTCTAAGTTGATTTTGAGATCCTCTGGATGGTCCACTTCGCCGAGGACGCTTTGGCCCCCAGCGATTGTGTCGGATATTTTTTGTACTGCTTTGTTGATTTCGAAAGTAGGATACACTCTCTGGTTTGCGTTCTTTACATTACCTTGAATACAAATACCTTTCATGTACAGATCCTTACCTTCGTTGGAAGACTCAACCACCACCTTTGCTTGGTCGAATGTTAAGTGTTCTGATAGTACTTGCATATCCTAGTTCCTTACTTAGAAGCCACAGGAGACTTTGCGTCTGCTGATCCTTCTGATGTTTCTGCCTTTGGAGCCATATCTAACTTAGCAGACTTGTGTCCACCTTCGTTTTTGAAAGACTTACCCATTGGCTTTGCAGTGTCGCCTGTTAATGCTTTGCCTACGCCGCCTTTTTCGTCTGCGCCGCCACCTATTGAATGTGCTTTAGCATCATTAACTGGCTTGTTTTTGCTAGGCACAGGTGATTTCTTTTGATCAGCACCTGCTTCTTTGCCCATTTTTTCTGCTCCATGACCTGATTTGACCATTTCAGCATATTCTTTGACAATTGAATCAGCGTTTTTTGATTCGCCCATTTCTAAAGATTCTTCAGGTTTGTCATCATCTTTGTCCATCATTTTTGCAAACTCAGCCTTTAATTGGTCAAGTTCTTTCTCTAATGGTTCAAACATTTCTTCAGTTTCTTCGTCTTGGTCGCCATCATCATCAAAATCGCCATCATGATCCATGCCTTCTTCGTCGCCCATGTCCATGCCGTGGCCTTCTGCTTCGATGTCACTGATAAGGTCATCAGTTGCGTCACCGCCGATTTCTTCGATAGTTTCATCTGCTGATTCTGCAGGCTCTTCAGTTTCTTCTACTTCTTCCTCTGCATCTTCTTCAGAATCTTCTTCTTTCATCTTTTTCTTTTTCTTTTCGTCTTTGTGCATTGCTTCTTCAACTTCATCAGCGTCATCTTTGTCTGCTGATTCTTCAGTTGTTTCTGCTTCCTCGTCTTCTAGTATACCTTCGTAGATAGAACGTGATTTTTCCACAACAATTTCGTGGAAAAGCTTTTCAGCTTCGTCCTTCTGCTCGTTTACAAGCAAGTCAAGGAGTTTTTCAAATTTAGACATGATAATTGCCTCCTTTGTGGCAGATATTTAACAAAAATGGGAAAGCTTAGCCCTTTAAGAGCTCTTTTTGGGCATTTTTTCGAGATGCTCTTCTAACATAGTATATGTAATGTCAATCCAATTCTTTTTTTGTGCTAATTTATTGGGAGATTGTTGATTATTCAGCACCACATGATAGAAATTGCAGTTGGAATGGTTGGATGTGTTTTGTATCATTTGATTCAACCAATTGCCAAAGTATGTGCGATCCGAATTTGGCTTGCGATAGCGATCTGTGCCTTTGTACATGTTGTTAAGTTTACGTCCATCCTTTTCACTGCCCACTTTGCCATGCTGATCTAGGCCGAAAAAGTCCATGCCCAGTATGTAAATGGTTTGAAACTTCTTGTATTCCAGTGCAATTCTAGTTGC